CAGCAAAAACTGAAAGTTGAGCCCATGACTTTGAAAGCGTTAGTCCGTGAGCGTATTGAGGCAGGAAAAGAAATGCCAACGGAACTTTTCAACGTATTTGTTGGAAATAAAACAAACATAAAAAGGAAACAATAAACATGAGCGAAGTAGCAAAAAAACAAGCAGGTGCTCTAGCAACGAATTTATTCGAAGCTGATGCACATGCGGGTACTCAGAACATGGCGCAAGAAGATCTTGCATTACCATTTCTTAAAGTATTAGGACAACTATCTCCTGAAGTAAATAAGAGGGATGGGAAATATATCGAGGCGGCAGAACCTGGTATGATTCTCAATACTGTCACAAATGAAATTTATGACGGTTCTAAAGGGATAGATGTTTTGCCAGCATATTACACAAGGAAACTTGTGGAATGGCAAGACAGAGGTGAAAGCAAAGGTGCTCCTGTAGCAATACACGAAGCATCTAGCGACATCATGAGTAAAACAACTCGTGATAAATCTTACAAAGATAGATTACCTAATGGTAATTATATTGAAAACACAGCAAATCATTTTGTAGTGTTATTGGGTAAGAGTCCAACAACAGCTTTGATTTCTATGAAAGCGACTCAATTAAAAATTAGTCGTAAGTGGAACTCAATGATGATGGGACTTAAACTACAAGGTAAGAATGGCTTATTTACACCGCCAACATACAGCCACATTTATAAACTAAAAACTGTTCAGATGTCTAATGACAAAGGAACATGGTTTGGTTGGGATGTGTCTACAGTTGGACCAGTGCAGGACAAGGCTATTTATGAGATAGCTAAAAACTTTGCAGCTAGCGTAAGCAAAGGTGAAGTACAAGCTAAACCTAGTTCTGACGAATCTAAAACGGATTCACCTTATTAACTAATTCCATTGGAATAATAGGTGGCCGGCAAGGGAGACTGAACCGGCCACCGCCGGATAATTATGATTGATAAGTTTATACAGATATTTAAAGGTTTAGAAGAAAGGTTCGGCTATCATATAGTTGACTACAGTGAAGGTGACGGAAAAAAATCAGGAACTTCAAAAACATCTAGCTATCCTCACGAAAGAGAAATGTGGGAAGCACATCTATTAGGTAAAAAATTTAAAGTTAAAACAAACTACGGAATTAAAACTGCTGATAGTTTAGGTATGTGTCCAATTAACAAAGACAGTCAGTGTAAATGGGGTGCAATAGATCTTGATAACTATAAACCAGACGTAAAAGAATTATTTAAAAAACTTAAAAGTATAAATGTAAACGTAGCTCCATTCAAGTCAAAAAGTGGAGGTATACATGTATATGTATTTATGACTGAAGAAGTTCCAGCTATGTTAATGAGAGAAAAATTACATGGTATTAAAAATATATTTGCAGTAGAAAAACCAGATAAAATTTTTCCAGTTCAAAAATATTTAAACTTAGACAAAGGGTCTGCTGGTAGTTGGATTAATCTACCTTATTACAAAGCATTAAACACTTCAAGATACATGATAAAAGAAGATGGAAGTAAAGCCTCTATTGAAGAATTTTTTGAATGGCATAGTAAAAATCAAACTACTCCAGCACAATTAAAAAAATTAAAATCAAATGTTGATGAAGGTGAGATTGGAGATTGGTTTAAAGATGGTCCACCTTGCATGCAAGCACTAGCTAAGTTTGGTGTAGAAAAAACTAAGCGTAACGATACTTTACAAGATATGGCACGATATATTAAGTTACGTTTTCCAGATAACGAAGAGTGGAAAGAAAAAGTTGGAGAATATAATAAAAAATTTTTTGAACCTGCTGGTAAAGGTTTGCCTTACTCAGAAGTAACAGCGGTAGTAGCTTCTAGAGAGAAAAAAGACTACGCTTATAGATGTAATGAGGATTGGTTAAAACCTCATTGTAATAAAGAACTATGTATTTCTAGAAAATTTGGCGTAGGTGGTTCAGGTAATACT